GAAGAATTAGGGCTACGTGCAGAGGAACTAGAGCTACGTGCACAGAAAGATGGCGAAAGATTGGCACTTGATGAGCAAAAAGCAGAGATTGACGCTGTACAAGAGCAAGAAAAGATAGACAACGCAGATCGTCACGCTACAATTAGAGAATCAATTCAATTAACAAAGGTAATGGAGCCTTCTAAACTAAGAAACAAATTTTAATATGGACACTTTATCTCCTGCAGAAAAAAAATTACAAAGTTACTTTGATCAAATACTTGCTTATGTAGAAAATACTTCCAAAAGTGAAGAAGATAGTATACTTTTAGCGGGTGCTATGATGAGTGTTGCACGTATTCTTTACTTTGATAATTTAGTAAAGAAAGATGCAGGTTCTATCATGGAACATAATACAATTGATTTTATTGAACTGATAAAACCAACAATACACTAGGAGATAACATGGCATTAAACAACCCAAAACCAAAATTTATAAACGGTTCACTATATCCCAATGCTAAAATGACAGTTTCAACAGATATGAATCCTTATGCAGGACCACATGTAAATCAAACTGCAATAGCTGATGTTTATAGTGCTACTATGGAAGGACCTAAAGTAAAACAAAACTTAGGCGCTGGACCAAAAGGACAACGAAGTAAAGCACAGATTAAAAAGGTAGCATTCAAAGGCTTAAAATAGTATAATTCGCTACTTTAACAAAGGAGGTTCTATGAACTTACTAAAAGATCTATGGTCACACATTAAAGAGTGGAGTGACTGGCAGATGAAGGACTGGATCAAGGCTGCTATTGTAGCCATTATTGTTATTTGGGTCATCAGTTGGATGACAGGCGGAGCAGCTTAGACAATGGTCTGGCAGCTTTTAGCAAAACCCTTACTCGGCGTTGCCGCTGATGGAATCCGTGGCTTCGTCGAGACCAAAAAGGCAAAAGCAGAATTAAAACTTACGGAAGTAAAAGCAGCAACCAAACTTAAAGAAGATCAAATCGCTGGCAAAGTGGCTTGGGAACAAAGTGCTGTAGAACAAATGAAAGGGAGCTGGAAAGACGAAGTAATTTTAATTTGTTTACTTGCTCCAGCAACATTAGTTTTTATTCCCGGAATGACACCACATATAAAAGCTGGCTTTGAAGCCTTGCACTCGCTTCCTGAATATTATAAACATTTGTTATATTTATGTTGCGCGGCGAGCTTTGGCATCAAGGGAGCTAAAGGTGCAATGGGACTTTTAAAAAAGAAATAGGAGGACTAATGGAAGATTTAAGTGGAGATGGTAAAATAACTAAGAAAGATGTTCTTATTGGTAGAGGAGTTTTAAAAGCCAAAAAGGGCGGAAGAGTAAAAAAGAAAAAACTTGATATTAAAAAAGCTATTAAGAAACCCGGTTCATTGCGTAAGTCTTTAGGCGTGAAAAAAGGAAAAAAGATTCCTTTGAAAAAATTAAACAAAGCTGCGAAAGCACCGGGAAAATTAGGACAACGAGCAAGGTTTGCTAAAACATTATCTAAACTGAGAAAAAAATAATGGGCAAATTATGTGCTAAAGGTAAAGCTGCCGCAAAAAGAAAATTTAAAGTTTATCCATCCGCTTATGCTAACATGTATGCAAGTTCAATTTGCTCTGGCAAAACAGTTGAGGGTGGAAAGAAAAAGAAAAAAGCTAATGGAGGAGTTATAAATAAAATTTCTCAACAACGAAAAAAAATTTCTAGTTTTAATCAAGGTGGTATAGCAAAAGGTTGTGGTGGAGTAATGGAAGATAGACGTAAAGTAACCACTGTTACATAATGGCTAAAAAAGGATTAAGAGCTTGGGTTAAGGAAAAGTGGGTAGATATAGGTGCACCTAAAAAGAATGGTAAGTATCAACCTTGCGGTAGAAAAAAAGGAAGTAAGCGAGCTTACCCAAAATGTGTGCCAATTGCAAAAGCAAGATCAATGAGTTCTTCTCAAAAAAAATCAGCAGTAGCTAGAAAAAGAGCTGCGGGCAATCCAGGAGGTAAACCAACTAATGTAAAAACAATAGTAAAGAAATTTAATGGAGGATACATAACAGTTAATCCAAGAGGCTTCGGTAGAATGCTACCAAACAAAAGACCAACAACAAGGATATTTACATGAACATGGAAAGATTACTACAATCCGTTAAGGATCATGAAGGATACAGAAACAAGGTATACCTAGATACCCTAAACAAAAGAACGATAGGCGTAGGCCACCTCTGCGTCGAAGATTTTTGGGAAGATGATAAAGAATACGAAGAGAAGTTTCTCATGACAATCCTAGAACATGACTTACAAACAGCAGTCAAAGGATCTAAAGAATTAATGGAAGAGCATGGATGCTCCGACATAGATGATTTAGCTAAAGAAATTATAGTTGAAATGATTTTTCAATTAGGCAAGACAGGTGTCTCTAAGTTCCGCAACATGTGGAAAGCGTTGTCAGAACTCAATTATGTGGGTGCAAGTTTCGAAATGCTCGATAGTCGTTGGGCAAAACAAACTCCTAACAGAGCTAATGGCATGGCAAATCTTATGAAGGGAATAGGTTAGTGGATATAGTAAGAGTTGTAGATTATCTTAAAAAAATATTAAAAACTAGACAAGACCAAGTAAATCAAGTTATAACATCGGATGTAAAAACTTTAGAAGAATATAAGTATCTTCTAGGGAAATTACATGCTTATAAAGAAACTATACAGGAACTCACGGACCTGCTAAAAAAACAGGAGCGCTATGAAGACGAAGCCGACGATTTTAATACCAGAAAATAATATCATTGATATTAACGAAAAACCCTACAAAACAAAAAAAGAAATAGGAAAAGTTCCAGAACCTACAGGGTATAGGATTGTTTTATTTCCTTTATTGTTAGAGAAAAAAACTAAAGCAGGCCTACATCTTACAGATGAAACTGTAGCTGAAGCACAAGTAGCTACAAATGTTTGCCGTGTGTTAAAGATAGGACCTGATGCTTATAAAGATGAAGAAAAATTTCCCAATGGTCCTTGGTGCAAGGCTACTGATTGGGTACTTATTACTAAATATGCAGGATCAAGAATTCGTATTGATGGTGGTGAGCTTCGAATAGTGAATGATGATGAAATACTGGCAGTCATTGATCATCCAAAAGATATACTGCCAGCAAGTTTATTTTAGGAGAATATTATGGCTGAAGAAAAAATGGTTCCTTTAGACACAAGTGGAAATAGTGTTGAAGTAACATTAAAAGAAGAAGACACGCAAGAAGAACTTCCTGTAGAAGAAAGCAACATAAGAGAAATAGTTGAAGATGAAGCTCCAGAAACTCAAGAAGCTAGTGAAGAACCTCCTCAAGAAGAAGAAGAAGAAAAAGAAGCTGATCCGTATAAAACAGATGATTTAAAAGATTATAGTAAAGGGGTTAAAAAAAGAATTAACAATCTCGTTGGACGTATGCGAGAGATGGAAAGACTTTATGAAGCTACACAAAAAGAAAACGAAGATCTCAAAAAGAAATATACCAATGTAGGTAAAGGCTACGTCAATGAGTATGAAGGAAGAGTAACTAGTGCTGCTGAAGCAGCAAAAGCTAATCTTAAAAAAGCTATTGAAGACAATGATACTGAAGGACAGGTAGCTGCTCAAGAACAATTGGCTCAAGCTAAAGCTGATGCTGCTAGACTAACAACAATGAAAGCAGCTCAACAAAATGATGAGAAAACTTATGCTCCTCCTACTCAACAGCAACAACAGCAACAACAACAGTACGAAGCTCCAGCTCAAATTGACACCCGAGCAGAAGAATGGGCGTCAGAAAATGAGTGGTTTGGATCAGATGATGTGATGACAGGTGCAGCTATGGCACTACATAATCGCCTTGTAACGCAAGAAGGATTTGACCCAACGAGCGATGAGTACTATAATGAAATTAATTCTCGTATGAGAACAGAGTTTCCTCAAAAGTTTTCCAATGGTAAAGCTCCAGAGGAGAAGAAAACCGAAACGAAACAGCCCGTTCAGACTGTAGCGTCGGCCGTACGAAAGACTAAATCTGGGCGCCGAGTCGTGAAGCTCACACCTTCACAAATAGCGATAGCTAAAAGGCTTAATGTGCCACTCGAAGAATATGCTAAATACGTGAAGGAGTAGCAAAATATGAGTACAGAAAATAAAAATAAGACCTCACGCAAGACTGAAACCCGTGAATTAAAAACTCGTAAAAGAGGTTGGGTTCCACCGTCTAATTTAGATGCCCCTGAACCACCTGAAGGTTATCACCATCGGTGGGTAAGATTTGAATATAGAGGTACGCAAGATGATAAAAACGTAGTTGCTAGAATCAGATCGGGATATGAACCTGTGAGAGCAGATGAATATCCAGACAGGATAGATTTACCTCATTTAAATGAGGGAAAATTTAAAGGTACTATTGCGGTAGGTGGATTAATGTTAATGAGATGTCCGATTGAGGTCAAAGAAGATAGAGATGAATATTTCGCTAACTTGACTAAAGATCAGCAACAATCTGTTGACAACGATCTTATGAAGGAGGAGCACCCTTCCATGCCAATCTCAAAAGAAAGGCAGTCTCGGGTAGAATTTGGTGGACGCAAAAAATCTTAATGGTTAAGATCCTATGTCTCTACCTCATTGTCTAAAGGAGACAAATTATGGCTAATATAGATGCAGCTTTTGGTCTTCGTCCTTACGAAAGATCAGGCTCAAATTATAATAACCAAGGCGTTAATGCGTATCCTATTAACTTTGAAGGCTCAAGTAGTGG